GCGGCGGCAACATAGGTGGTGCAGCATTCTCCGCTCTGAGCGAAGCTGATCCAGAGTATGCAGGTAAAGTATGGGGCGTGATGGATCCGGGCACTGCCAGCCGTCTGACCAACCTGACTACACCAGAGACCGCATGGACAACCATGCTTGGTTCTGCCACTCAGTTAAAAACCAACCCTCTGGTATTTGACAAGTTGCAACGAGCCTTTAAGAAATCCATGAAGGAAGGCAATCTATCGCCTGAGCTGGCCGACAAAATAAACTACAACCTTGCTTTGACATTCGGTGAAGGTGCCGACATTCGCGACCCAAGCATATGGAACCAAGCTGACACATTTGAAAAGCGTGCAGCATTGGCTGACGTGATGATGGGGCAGGGGGTAACACCCAAGAAAGGCGGCGTTGCTCTGGGTGGCGAAAAAAGCGGTAGGGGCGTCATCTTCAAACCTACAGACATTCTGATGAGAGAAACCGAACCCGGACTGCTTCATCCAGAGCACGGCGGCGATGTTCCTACATTTGCAGCCGGCCCTCGCTTGTTCAGCATGGGTACCGATGTCCAATACCGCCCAGACTTGCACCCCGGATTCCCAACCCTGATTGGCGGGGAAGACCTTGGCGTAAACATGATGCCTACGCCAACAGAAGTTTACTTGCCAGACTGGCATAGCCGGTTTAAAGCAAACAATCCAGATCGCAACCCCGGCTATTACGACCTTTCTTTGGGAGTAAAAGGCGAAGGGCTGCCTAGTCAAGACCTCAATGACGAGTATATTCGTCACCTGATCCGCGAAGGGTTCAGCCACGGCGGCTCAGTAGAATTCCAAAATCTGTACAACAAGTACATAGGATAAACGAGACAAATTATGGCCAAGTCGACAGACGAAGAACTCCTGAAGAACGACGCGCTCGGCAACGATGACGAAGGCGAGACTGTAGATCTGCCTGACGAAGACAGGGGCGTGACCGACACCGAAGACGGCGGCGCTATGGTCAAGCTGGAAGATTCGGAAGACGAGAAGAAGAACCTCGAACACTTTGCCAACATCGTTGACGATGTCGACCAGTCGATGCTCAAGGAATCCGTCAATGACCTGCTTGAGAAAATCGAGCGAGACAAAGAAGCCCGCGAGAAGCGCGACAAGCAATACGAAGAAGGCCTGCGCCGTACTGGTTTGGGCGACGATGCCCCCGGCGGTGCCCAGTTCACTGGCGCCAACAAAGTAGTACACCCGATGTTGGTGGAAGCCTGCGTTGATTTCTCTGCCCGGTTCATGAAAGAGATATTCCCGCCCGGTGGCCCTGTGAAGAGCAAGGTCAACGGCGAGCAAGAAAAGAGCAAAATGCAGAAGGCCCAGAGAAAGACTGAGTTCATGAACTGGCAGACCACGGAGCAGATGACTGAGTTCCGCGGCGAGCTGGAACAGTTGAGCACCCAGCTTCCCCTTGGCGGTGGCCAGTACATGAAGTTCATGTGGGACGCCCAGCGTCGTCGCCCGCACTCCGAGTTCGTAGCCATCGACGACGTGTACCTGCCGTTCGCTGCGACCAACTTCTACACTGCCGAGCGCAAGACCCACGTCCAGTACATCACCAAAATGGAATACTCCAAACGGGTCAAGTCTGGCATGTACATAGACGTTGACTTGGGCGCTCCGGACGATCCGGAGTACAGCAAAGCATCGCAAGCCAACGACAAGATCGAGGGCCGCAAAGACCTGAGCTACAACGAAGACGGCCTGCGCACCCTGTACGAGATCTACACGTACTTTGACTTTGGCGATGAGTTCAGCGACGGCGTGGCGCCCTTCATCATCACTGTAGATAAGTCGACCGAAAAGGCTTTGGCCCTGTACCGCAACTGGGAACCGGACGATTTGCTGTGCCGTGAGCTGGACTGGATCGTTGAGTTCCCGTTCGTGCCGTGGCGTGGCGCCTATCCTATCGGCCTGACCCACATGATTGGCGGGTTGAGCGGTGCGGCTACCGGCGCCTTGCGTGCGTTGCTGGACAGCGCGTTCATCCAGAACATGCCTACCATGCTCAAGCTAAAAGGCGGCCCCGGCGGCCAGACCCTGAACCTGCAGCCTACCGAGATTGCCGAGATTGAAGGCGGGGCACTGGTGGATGACATCCGCAAGATCGCCATGCCCATCCCGTTCAATCCCCCAAGCCCAACACTGTTCCAGCTGCTTGGATTCCTTGTCGACGCAGGCAAAGGCGTGATCCAGACTTCCTTCGAGAAGCTCAGTGATCAAAGCGCCACCCAGCCGGTAGGGACAACGATGGCCCTTATCGAGCAAGGCATGGTCGTGTTCAGCAGCATCCACTCGCGCCTTCATGGCTCAATGGCCCGCTGCTTCAAGATCATTCACCGCATCAACTCGGCGTACCTGACCACCGAAGACATTGAAGCCAGCGATTCCGGGCTGGAGATTGAGCCGTCCGACTTCGATGGCCCGATGGATGTGGTTCCAGTCAGTGACCCTGCGATCTTCAGTGAGACCCAGCGGTTTGCCCAGATTCAAGCGATCATGCAAAGGGTTACCGCGGCGCCACAGATGTACGATGCCCGCAAAGTAGAAGAGATGTTCCTGCGCGTGATGAAGATCCCGGCAGACGACGTCCTGAACCCGGTGCCCGGCACGGAGGACATGGATCCGGTATCCGAGAACGTGGCAGCCGCTATGGGCCGCCCGGTTTACGTGTTGCCGTCACAAGACCACATGGCACACATGATGATCCACATTCCGTTCCTGAAGTCGCCGTTGTTCGGGTCTAACCCGGCCATCGCCAAGACCTACCTGTACCCAATGGCCATGCACCTGCGTGACCACCTGTTGAACTACTATCTGGTTGAGTCGCACAATGCCGTCGATATGGCGCAAAAGCAGAACCTGATAGAAAAAGACGCACACGAGCAGGTCAAAGTTGTATTGCAAGTCCAGCAGTTCATTGAGAACCAGTTGGGATCGTTTGCACAAGAATTGGCGCAGCTAGATCAGTCTGCACAGCAGTTCAAGCCACAGCCCCAGATGCCGCCAGACAGCAGCTTGCAGGTAGCGCAGATGAACAGCCAGCTGCAGGGTCAGGCATTGCAGCAGCGTGCACAGAGCGATCAAGCCAAGCTCCAGCAGCAGACACAGCTGGGTCAGGCCAAGTTGCAACAAGACGCGCAGTCGGAACAAGCCAAACTTGCTGCCAAGCAGGCCGAGCTTTCCCAAAACGCGCAGCTGGAGCAATTACGTCAGATGGCAGAGTCGCAGCGTGACGCGACCGACATGCAGACACGTGAGCGCATGAACACCGCCGACAACGACACAGCCAAAATGCTGGCTGCCGCCGAGATACAGTCAGGCGAAAAAGTAAGAGTCAGTACAGGTACAGGTATAAACCCCAACCCCTAGGAGAATTGTATGAGCGACAAACCAACCACAGGCACAGTATCAATGGCAACCGCAGCAGTTAAGCAGAAGCACCGTATGGCTGCTGGCGAGAAAGTCACCGGTCAGACCTTGCCGTCTGCACCAAAAGTCGTCAAGACCCCTGCATGAATGTAGAGACAAAGCTATTGAACCGCCTCAAGGCCGAGCAGCAGTCCTATGCTGTAGAAGCCTTGAAGCGCCCCCAAACACGAGATGCTTTCGAGTACGGGCATCGTGTTGGCGTCATGGCAGGTTATGAGGCCGCCCTTAATGTACTACTTAAACTATTAGATGAGGAACAAAATGGTGACAACGACCTCTGAGAGCGCATTGGTAGAGGCTTTCCCAGCAGTAGAAGCTGGAATTCAGCCTTTCGGTAGCCGCGTTCTGATACAGATCCGAACCCCCAAGAACAAGACCTCTGGTGGGATTATTCTACACAGCGAGACCAAAGACACTGAAAAGTGGAACACCCAAGTCGGCAAAGTAGTGTCAGTTGGCCCTCTGGCGTTCAAGAACCGCAACACAATGGACAGCTGGCCTGAAGGCAGCTGGTGTAAAGAAGGCGATTTTGTGCGTGTAGCTAAGTACGGCGGTGATCGCTGGGAAGTAGCCACAGACAAGTCCGACCAACCCGCAATGTTCGTCATATTCAACGACCTAGACATCATAGGCCGGGTAACTGGCGACCCCCTCAAAATCAAGGCATTCATCTGAAAAGGAGATGACGTATGGCTGAAGTAATGAAAGAAGATGACGAAAAGGACGACATTGTAATCATCGAAGACAAGGCGAAAATGACGCCTGCCGATGACGATCAAGAAGACGAGCGTGCCGTCCAAGCCGAAGAGGACAACGCTCAGGACGACAAAGAACGTGACGCTATCCGCGAACGGCGCCGCAAGGAAAAGGTTGAGCGTAAAGAGCGCCGAGACAGCGCCATTAAGCGTGACAAGACCGAGCTGGAATTCTTGCGTGGGCGTAACGACGACCTTGAGCGGCGGTTGACTGCCCAAGAACAGCGTGCGTATCAGGGTGATATCAGTGCCCTAGACCAGAGCATTGCCCAAGCCCAACACCAAGCACAGCTGGCCGAGCAGGTAATTGCCAAGGCCGTGAATGCTGGGGTAGGCGAAGACGTCACCAAGGCCATGCGTTACCGGGACGAAGCCCAAGCCCGCCTACAGCAGCTGGCCTACGCCAAGCAGCAGGCAGCCCAGCCACGTCAGGCGCCCGCCATTGACGACCGCACCATGCGGCATGCTCAGGAGTTTATCAATGAACATCCTTGGTACGACGCTCAGGGCCGGGACGAAGACTCTTCCATCGTCATTGCAATCGACCAAGCGATGGGCCGGGACGGCTACAACCCGCAGACTGAAGAATACTGGATTGAGCTTCGCAAGCGTGCCGCCCGCCGGATGCCTGAGAAATTCAACAACAATAAACGGGAAGACCGAGAAGACCGAGAAGAGCGCGTTGCTCGTGGCGGCCCCGCGGTTGGATCCGGCAGGGAGCATGCCCCGGCATCGACCCGCAAAGAGGTGTACATCAGCCCTGAACGTAAGCAGGCACTGGTGGACGCCGGCGTGTGGGAAGACCCGGTCTTGCGCATGAAGTACGTCAAACGCTACTCGGAATACGACAAGCAAAACAGAAGCTAAAATAACAGTTGAACTGTTTGCGTTTTTCTGCTTATCAACCTATACTATTTACCAATCGCTGAAAGGAGCGACCATTATGACCGACGAACGCCTGAAAAAATCTGCTGGGGAAAACCGCGAAAGCCGTGCGATGAAAGATCGCGCCGTAACTGAAAACCGCGAGATTACCGACGACGAGCGGGTAGAAATGTTCCGTCAACAATTTTTCCAATCAAGTTTGCCTGATTTACCGAACATCGCAGGCTGGCATATGTGCTGGCTTACAACGACTAACCCTCGTGACTCTATACACACACGTATCCGTCTAGGGTACCAAGCTGTAAAACCAGAAGATGTGCCGGGCTGGGAGTATGCAACTCTCAAGACTGGAGACTGGCAGGGATTCATTGGGGTGAACGAGATGCTGGCTTTTAAACTGCCCATGTCCCTGTATGAAAAATACATGACAGAAGCGCATCACGACGCTCCACTCCGAGAGGAAGAAAAGCTGACTGATACCGCTGAGTTCTTGGAGCAGCAAGCACGCGCATCTAAGTCCAAACTGCAGCTTGGTGAAGGCAATTCTGAGATTGGTCAACGCAGGGAAGCTCGTTTCGATCTTTCCTGACCGAACCTTTAAACCAACTTGGAGTCACTATGTCTACGACTAGCGCACCATATGGTTTTCGTCCGTCTTTCCACAACAGTGGACAAATGCGTCCGAAAGCCTACACGATTGCCAGCGCATACGCTGCGTCAATCTTTTCCGGCGACCCCGTCAAGCTTGTAGCTGCCGGGACAATCGAACTCGGCTCATCTGATGGTACCCGTACAGGTACAACTGATGGCATCACCCTGCTTGGCATTTTTGCTGGTGTTGAATATCTTGATTCAACCGGCAAGCCTACCATTGCACCGTTCTGGACTGGCGGCACTTCAGGCACAAGCATTGTTGCATGGGTGTACGACGATCCAGAAACTCTGTACGACGTACAGTACGCCAATCCGGGAACTCCGGGCACCACATCGGTTCAAGTCGATGTTGGCGCTCAGTGCGACTGGCGTGTAGCTTCTCCCGGTGGATCCACTTCCACTGGCATCAGCAACACGTACCTTTCAGCTGTGCAGGCCACTTCTGGTCAGTTCCAGATCACCGGCTCTGCATACCTTATCACCGACTCTTTAACTGATGCTTATGTAAACATGACCGTTCGCTTGAACGAAGCTGCTTACAAAGCCCCAGTTAACGCAATCTAGGAGGCTTAGACAATGGCTACCCCAATGCGTAGTACAGATTTTAGATCTGTTGTTGAGCCTATCCTGAATGAAGTTTTCGACGGCGTTTACGATCAACGCGCTGACGAATGGAAAGGCGTATTCCGTGAACAGAAAGGCATCCCGCGCAACTACCACGAAGAACCCGTTCTTTATGGTTTTGGCGCAGCGCCTGAGTTGCCCGATGGTATGGCTGTAAGCTACCAGTCTGGCGGCGTGCTGTTCCTGCAGCGTTACCTCTACAAAGTCTATGGTCTGGCTTTCAGCTTGACCAAAGTGCTTGTAGAAGACGGCGATCATATCCGTATCGGCCAGACCTATGCCAAACACTTGGCACAGTCCCTGATCGAAACCAAAGAAACGCTGGCTGCAAACATCCTGAACCGTGCCTTTAACAGCGCGTATGTTGGTGGTGACGGCGTCGCGCTGACCGCAACCAACCATCCGATCGTTAGCGGTACATTCAGCAACCAGCTGGCTACCGCTGCTGCACTGTCCCAGACCTCGCTTGAGCAGTTGCTCATTCAGATCCGCAACGCTGTTGACAACAACGGCAAGCGTATCCGTCTGACTCCTACTCAGATCGTGACTGGCCCAAGCAACGTATTTCAGGCCGAGGTTCTCCTCAAGTCTGTTCTGCGTGCTGGCACTGCCGATAACGACATCAACCCTGTGAAGAGCATGGGTCTGTTGACTAAAGGTCAGGCCAACCTTTCGCGTATCACCTCTACCACCGCATGGTGGGTACAGACTGATGCTCCAGAAGGTTTGAAGCTGATGATGCGTCGGGCATTGGAAAAGTCTATGGAAGGCGACTTCGAGACCGACTCCATGCGCTACAAGGCTACTGAGCGTTACACGCTGGGATGGACTGACCCACGTGGCGTGTTCGGTACGGCGGGAGTTTGA